TTTAGGATTTTCAGTATTCACTATCATATTTTTATCAGGTATTGCCGCCAATAATAAATTATCATATGCTAAAATTGTTGCTTCTAATCCAGAACCACCAAATTTATCATAACTTGACTTTTTCGATATATACGTTACTGACGTGTAATTTATTAAATCTTCTATTTTACGTCCTGGATTTAAAAAATTAGGAAGATTTCTAAAATTCATCTTGTTAAGCCTATCTTCATTGTATTTTTCCCAATATGAGAAGAAACTATCAATTTCATCAGTGATATCTTCATCTATATATTTTTTAATTAGATTATGAAATACTTTCTTTTTATAAAGCTTAATTAATTCTAAGGACCATTTAAATGGTGAAATATCTTCTACAGCGTAAGCAGTAAACAAAGCAGTAACAATACCTCCTAAAAATCCTATAGAATAATTATGAGTTACCAATGATGCTATTAAAGCTTCTTCACATACCTTATTTATATTCTTATAATACTTTAATCCAATTGGGGCTGTTCTTATTGCACATCCATTTCCACCATTATTAGAAGAATAAGGAAGACTTTTTATACTTTTGGTTTTTTTAATTTTTTCTAACGATATTAGAGTTGATTTCCCAGATATACGAACTTCTTCTTTTAGCACTGGCAAATATTTTAAATAGGATTCAATATAATTTTTTTCACCTCCTCCTTTTACAACTCCCGCTCCAGTAGCAATAATTAAAATAGTGTCGTCAGATGATTTTAATGATTCAAAATTTATATTTTCTAATCCTCCCATCATGTAATAATGATTCAAAAAGAAATAATTAATCAAAAGTCCTTCAGTAATTGTATCAGTTTTATTACCATAATTAAATTCCCATTTTCCATTAAAAAATGCTAATGTTTCCAAGAAAGAAGATAAATATATACATCCTTCTATTTTTTCTTTATAGTTTACCATTATAATATAATCTAGATTTAAAGTATATTTTTATATTATATTATAATGTCTACAAATTTTCAAAATTTGAAATACAACTTGTATGAAATTATTGGTGTTACTCGAGATGATTCTGAAAAGAAGATAAAAAAAAATTATTTAAAGTTAGCAAAAGAGTTACATCCTGATAAAAATCCAGATTTTAATGAAGAAGTATGGAATCATATTTCAATTGCAAATACTGTTTTAAATAATCCTCAAACTAGAGAAAAATACAACGAATTCTTAGATCAAAAAAATAAGAAAGAGTCCTTTCAATTGAAAACTAGTTTTGAATACGAAGTGAAAGATATTGAAAAAATGTTTCCAGTTAAGGAAGAGTCAAAGCAAAATTTTAAAAGTAAGATAGAAGAATTAAATAAAAAACACGGATTTAATGCAACTAATGAAACAAATGTATTAAAACAATATAATACTGTTAAACAATCTAGAGGACAAATTAGTATTCCTCAAGAAAGAATTAGCGGTACGTCTGATTTTAATAGTAAATTTGAAAATAGAAAAGACAATGGAACATTTAATGACCAATTAATTACAATTAATCAAGGTAATTCCTCATTAGCAGCTTATCAAGTGAATGATGGATTAGCATCAATTAATGATTATTCTTCATTGTATTTGGAAGATTCAATTTCTACAGGAGGTTTCACTAGTTTAGATTTAGCATTTAAATTGCATAAAGTAGATACCAATATTAAACCAAAAACATTAGAAGAAAAAATGAAAGAATATAAAAGTGTTAGTACCAATTTAAGTACAAGAAAACCAGTTGATTATTCTTCTACAAAGTTTGAGGACTGGCATGACAGTAACAATTAACGGCTAAAATCGACTAAAGTACTTAATAAATTCATCACAAGAATTATATCCATCTTTTATAAGTGCAAGTCTTTCTTCAAAATTAATATTAAACTTTATAAATTCAGCATTTGTATTTATAATTTCAATAACATTTTTCTTATACTTTTTCATGCTTTTTTGGCTAATTGTATCTGCAGTAGTATTTAAAACAGATAATATAAAATCATTAATACATTCTATTGAATTTCCAGAATTTTTAATATATAAACCAATGGTTGTTTTTTTTGAACAATGATTTAATGGAAAATTATTTACAATACCACCATCAACATATAATTCATTTTCATATTTTACAGGTTTAAAAATTAAAGGAATTGATGATGAAATTCTTAGAGCTAATATTACTGAAAATTTCGGAGTAGTCTTATAACTAAATACTGCTTCTTCACTTTTAGTTAAATTAGTTCCTATTATTATTATTTTTTTATGAGTCTTTCTATAAAGCTCCTCAAATGTTATATCCTTTACTTGAAATTTATTTTCTAAAAACTTAATAAATAGCAATTGTAATTTATTACCATCTTGAATTCCATATGATTCAAATAATGCTAAACTATTAATTCCACTAATTAATTTTTCAAAATTAAAATTTAATAAAAATGCTTTAATCTCATTTATTTTCCAACCAATATTTAATAAGAAAGATAACATTGAACCAGCTGAACTTCCAACAAAAGTTTTAATATCTTCAAGTGCAAATATATTTTTTTCTAATAAATGTTCTAATGCTCCTATAAAGGCAATGCCCTTTATTCCACCTCCACTAAAACATAATGTATTTATTTTAGGTTCTTCTTTTTTAACAGGTTCTATTACAGTCTCAAGAACTGGTTCTATTATATTTTCAAGAACTGGTTCTATTATATTTTCAAGAATTGATTCTTTTATATTTTCAAGAACTGTTTTTTCAAGAACTGGTTTTTCTATATTTTCTATAATCTCTTCTAATATTTCTTTTATTATATCCATATTAAATAATAATAATATATTTTTTTTATAATATTTTCTCAATAATTACAATGGTTAAAGCAGATAAATTAATAAAAGAACAAAAAAAACGAGAAGATAAAAAAAAAGAAACTTTTAATAAAATACTAGAAAAAGTAGAAAAAAAAATAATTTTAGCCAGTAGCGCAAATTATTATTTTACTTGGTATTCAATACCACAATTTATTATAGGATTACCACTATATTCTTTAACTGAATGTAAAGATTATATAATTAAAAAAGTAGGTAAAAATGGATTTAAAATAGAATTCTTTGAACCAAATATACTTTTAATTAAATGGTTCCCAAAATAATTATTTTGATGTTACATTCATTAACATATTAAAAAATATCATAAAACATAATCCAATTAATATTAAAACAATAATATCCCTATTGTTTTGAATAATGTCTTCAAAATTTTCCACTATTCTTGGTTTAAATTGTTCCCTCATCTTATTTCTACAATGAGAACAAGTTTTCATGTGAGTAATAAAAGAATTACAGGGATTAACTTTGTTTTTATTAACTTTATTAGAATTTGTAAATTTTTCTATATGTTTTTTTTTATTTTTAATAACTTTTTCTGAGTTATTATTAACTTTATTAAACTGCTTTGAAATATAATTAGCTTGTCCCCAAGCCTCGTTAATACTACAATAATTCATATTTATACTATTTCTATATTCTAGATAAAATATTTAATAAAATTAAATTCTAAAATAAATATATGGATGACATACTAGATAATTCTTATGTTAAAGCAATTTTAATAATTTTAATATTGTTTTATGCTGCTTCAATTAGACCAGACCTACCTCCTTATATTAGAAAATTATTTCATAATCCAGTTTTTAGAATTGTCTTTTTATTTTTAATAATAATGAAAGCTAATAGAGACCCTACTTTTGCTCTTGCCTTAGCTATTGCGTTTGTAGTGATTTCTTCTTATTTATCTAAACAAGATGCAATGGAAACTTTCACAGGAAGAGTAAGGTGATTATTATGTGCGTTAATTTAAAGAAAAGTTTATTTATATAATATTATAATATGCCTGAATCTGATACATCAACAGAAGTGAATTTCAAGTTATATGATAAAAAAGGAAAAATAGATGAATCTAAAAAAACGTCAGATACTGATTATTATTTTAATTTACTAGCAAATGACGACAAAACTATTCCTGAGAAAATAGAAAATGTAGAATCGAGTGAAATTCCGCAATCAGATTCCGAATCTAGTAAATCAACAACTTCAGTTAAAAAATATTCTGATAGCAGCAGCAGTAAGAGCAGTAAAAAAAGTGCGAGTAGTAAATATAGTAGTAGGTCTAGAGATAGATTTGATACAGTGAATTTCAGTAACAAACCAACAGTAACACCGATACCTTCCTTTAGTACTAGTAATCCTTCTAGTTTTATTAAACCAAAAGTAACTCAACAACTTTCACCTCAGGAAACAAGAATGAAAAAAATCGAATTATTAAGAAAATTATCAGAAATTAAACAAAAAGGTTTTTCTTTAACAAAAGATTATGATTTCAATTCGTCTTTGGAAGAGATGGAATATGAGTATGAATTATTGAAGAGTTTTGTTGATAAGAAAAATGGCATTAGACTTTATAAAAATATTTTATTAAATGGTGTATCAATTGTTGAATTTTTAAATGAAAAGTATGATCCTTTTGATTTTCATTTGGAAGGTTGGGGGGAACACATGTCAGTTGAAGCAGATTCTTACGATGAAGTATTAGAAGAACTTTATGAAAAGTATAAGGGGACTGGAAAAGGAATGCCTCCTGAGATTAAATTGGTATTACTATTAGTTGCATCTGGTAGCGCATATCATTTCTCAAAATCTCAATCAACAATTCCAGGATTAGAATCAGCTCTTAATAAAAATCCAGAATTAATTAGTAGATTAATTAATCCTCAAAAACAAAAGTCAAACTTTATGTCTCCTCAGGAAATGAATATTGAAAAACAAAAGGAAAAAGAAAATGAAATGAGAAAACAAATGAGAGAACAACAACAGCAAATGCAACAAATGCAACAACAATTGCAAAGGCAACAAGCTCAAGTCCAGAGCCAACAACAAATGCAACAACAAATGCCAGTTCAAGCTCCAAAACCAAGTTTTATGAATACACCTACATTGGGAGAACCAAGAAAAACTGTTTCTGAAATAAATGTACCAGATAGTGTTAGAGCAATATTAAATAGAATTAAAACATCTACTACATTAGCAGGTACATCAGATACTCAAGAATCTGTATCTAATAATGAAAGATTATTATCAGTTGAAAATGCATCAGAATCCAAAAAAGGGAGGAAGAAGAATATATCAATCCCAAGTATTTCTATAAACACTTAATCATATCTTTAAGATAATTATAAAATAATTTTAAAGAAATGATACCAATAATAATATTAATGCAGGATAAAGAGCAAAATTTACAAATTTTAAAAAAGAGAGGTAGAAAGCCCAAAAACAAAAATATAGAGAATAAATGTGAAGAAATTGAAGTTAATTCTGAAGAAGAACCTATTATTATGCACCTACCAATTTCATTAGAAGATGTAGTTAATGAAGAAGTAGTTGAAGATAAGATTTTTATAAAATCAGAAAAGGATTTGAAAAAGAAACCAACTATAGTTATTAACGACGACCAAATGATTAAACAAAAGTTAATTGAGACAGAAAAAATATTCATGTTCGGAAAGAATATTAACAAGGTAAATGTCTATAATATTAAATTTAAAACAGGAACCAAATGTTTATGGTGTAAAAATTCTTTTGAAGACCCAGCTGTAGAATTACCTGAAGATTATTTTAATAATATATTTTATTGTGTAGGTAACTTTTGTTCTTGGAACTGTGCTAAATCCTATAATACTGATTTAAATGATTCATCTACTTGGAAACGTGAATCATTATTGAATTTAATGTATTATAAGACATATGGGGAATTTACAAAGATTTTACCAGCTCCATCTTGGTTGTTATTAGAAGATTTTGGAGGTGTTCTTAAAATAAATGAATTTAGGGATCTTTTTAAATTTAATAATAAAGAATATTTGTTGTTGCATCCTCCAATGATTACCAGGCAATTACAAATTGAAGAATCTTATAAAAAGTCTAGTGGTAATTTTACTGCAAATAAACTAGAACATATTGACGATGAATTAGTATTGAAAAGAAGTAAACCTATTGAATCTAATAGTTTAAATCTACAAAAAACAATGGGATTGAAAGTTAATAAGAAGAATATTGTAGTCTAGTATAAAAAATTGATTTTTATATTTATTATCAAATAAATATAAACATTATGTCCAATTTACAAATTCCATTTTATAATATTGATAAACCTAGTCTAGGTGAAATAGTATTAGTAGTCTTTACTGAAAAGAAAGACGAGACTACTCATTTTGAAGGAAATTTAGTTGAGTATAATTGTAAGCTTTTTATGAATTTTGCCGATTCCACAAAGAAACGCCGTGCAAACTTTAATAAAATAGTAACTTTAAATAAGGAGACTTTTGCGTGTGTTGACGAGATTCTGGATGATAATATTATTAAAGTTTCTCTGAGAGATGTTGATAAAGATCACGCTGCTGAAGATAATAAAACATTGATAAAAATTTTTAAAGATTTATCTAGAAAAATCAGTAAAGATATTAATGACTTATGGAAGCAAGTTGTTTATAAACTTGATGAAAAGAGAAGAGAAGAAGATATAGAGTCTTCTTTGTTGGATTATTGTATTGAGGAAAAGGAATTTGTAACTAGTCTTTTTCCAGAAGCAAATGAATTATATGAATTAATTGACAAGTATAGAAAAGAAAAGCCATATAAAATAATTTCTAAAGTTGAAATTGTTTCCACTGGCGAGATAGGTAATACTGTTACTATTATTAGAAAGTGTTTAGAGAATATTAAATTCCCTTATACATTTAAATATGAAACTGCTCCTAATTATATTTTAGAATCAATGTCAACTGAATCTAAAGTAGAAGAGCATGACCAATTTATTGAACTACTAAAACAAGAGGGTTTGAAAATGAATCCAAAAACTTTTGTAAAGTGTGAGAGAAAATAATTTATTTTATGGTATGTCGATTTGAATAATCGGTTTTGCTTTCTTTTTCTCTACACAATTCATTTCAAAGTAATAAGCCCCTTGTAAGAAAGCATCTGCTAAATCATCTTTTTTCTTATGAGAATTAAATTTAGCAAGCCAATCAGGTAAGTGCTTTGCCATTTCAGTTGCATATTTAACAGCTAAACTTTTAGTCATTTTATATGCTTTAGATTCATCTGTATTTTTTAATTTAACTATTGCTTGAGTTTCTCCATCGGTTGCTAATTTAATTTTATTAGAGGGAGACATAAATTTAACTCTATTAATATTTGATTTAGTAATTTCTTTATCTACCATACCTCGAATCATATAATAATCATATATAATTCCTGATATACTTTTC